ATTACCGACAAAGATGTTTTTAACGCATTAAGAGCGTTTTTGTTAGTTGTATTTCCGACAGGTGTCGAGGTTGTGCGGTCGCTTGATAACCGCGTAGCCATGCCTAATAGCAATTTTGTATTGATGCAGGCCGTCACTCAAGAACGATTAGCAACAAACATTAGCAGTTATGTTTTAGATAATGATGGCGACACTAAAACCATTCAGCAAAAAATAAACTATGGGATTCAGTTGGATGTTTACGGTTCAAATGCCGCAAACAATGCCGATGTAATCAGTACCTTGTTTCGTGATGCGTTTGCTTATGACTCGTTTCCCGATAATGTTAAGCCGTTATATTGCGATAATCCAAGTCAACTTGTTTTTGTGAATGACTCAAAACAGTACGAAAACAGATTCATGTTGATGGTTTATTTGCAGTATGACCCAACGATTGCCGTGCCTACTCAATTAGCAACTGAATTAAGTGCGCCGTCAATTTACGTCATTTTATAAGAGGTTTTTATGAGTTCGATTCCAGTCAGTAAAATAGTCGATATTTTGCCTAATGTTGTTAGCGCAGGTGGCAATCCGCTATCGTTAAATGGCGTGATGATTACCCAAAACGAAGCAGTGCCTAACGGTTTAGTTTTAAGTTTTTCGTCTGCCGATGCGGTAACGTCTTATTTTGGCGCAGAAACGACCCAAGCGCGTATCGGTGACGTGTATTTTAAGGGGTTTGATAACGCCACTAAGCGTCCAGACCGTTTATATGTTGCGCGTTTTTCCGAAACAGATGCAACTGGTGTGCTATACGGTGGCACGCTTGGTTTGACACTAGAGGAACTACAAACTATCACAGGTACGTTAAGTATCACTGTCGCTGGTGTTGGCTATTTAGCGGCTGATGTTGATTTAACTGAAATCGCAAGTTTTAGCGCAGCCGCCAATTATTTGACAGGCGCATTTAGTGATCCTGATTTTATTGTTACTTATGATGCAACACACGATCGTTTTGTATTCACAACATCAAGTGCAGGGTCAGGAAATACAATTAACTATGCGGCAGGCACAACATCTACCGCGTTAAAATTGACTCAAGCGACAGGCGCGATGTTAAGCCAAGGCATTCAAGCACAATCCGAAGCCGAAGCAATGGATGTTCTTGTAGGCTTGACTCAGAACTGGGCATCATTCTTAACTGATTACGAACCTGATGCGGCAAGCAAAAAAGCATTTGCCGCATGGGCTAATTTATCAAATCAGCGTTATTTGTATATCTGCTATGACAGTAACGCCAATACGATTGTCGCCAATTCATCAACAACTGTGGGCGCGTTTTTCAAGGCCAATAATTATGATGGCGTGGTCTGCATTAGTGGTCAGCCATCCGTTGCCGCTGCAAATGACACAACAGTCGTACAGCAAGCGCGTGATGTTGCCTCGTTTTTAATGGGTGCGATTGCAAGCATTGATTTTACCGCTATCAATGGCCGCATTACGTTTGCATTCAAACACCAAGCAGGCCTAGCCGCTAACGTCGATGACGCGCAGATTGCTGATAATTTGATTGGTAATGGCTATAACTTTTACGGCTCATACGCGACCGCGAACGACAGCTATACATGGTTCAATAATGGCAATGTGTCAGGCCGTTGGATTTGGTTAGATGAGTATATTAACCAAATTTTCTTAAACAGCCAATTCCAGTTATCGGGCGCTGAATATCTAAATCAAGTAAACAGTATGCCCTACAACCAAGACGGCTATACACAATTACGCCAAGTGTGGGCAGACCCAATCGCGCAAGGTTTGAATGCTGGCATTATTCGTACAGGTGTACCGTTGTCATCAGCTCAAGCGGTAGCGGTGAATAGTGCGGCTGGTATCAAGATTGACGATATTTTATCAACGGCAGGCTACTACTTGCAGATTCTCGCGCCTACCGCACAAAATCGCGGCCTTCGCAAATCGCCTATTTGTAACTTTTGGTACACAAGCGGTGGCGCGGTGCAGCAAATCGTTCTTAATTCTATTGACGTATTGTAAGGGGTTTAACAATGTCGATTACCAGTGCTAACAGTGTATTCATGTTGTCGTTTGGCTCATTGTTCCCTATCCCTCAGAAATTAGAGGGTTACAGTGCCGACGATAGCTTTATGGTTGATGATGTAGAAATTGCTCAGACGGTCATGGGTGTTGATGGCAAAATGTCATCGGGTTATGTGCCAACTCAAAAAGTAATGACTATTACCTTTCAGCCTGATTCGCCAAGTATTTCAAAATTTGAATACTTGATTGCAGCAACTAAAGCCGCAAAAGATACATTTAATTTGTCGGGAACAATCTCGCTGTCATCTATTGGCCGCGCCTATGCGCTGACGAATGGCGTGTTGACTAACTACAAGCCATTGCCTGATGCAAAGAAAGTCTTACAGCCAGTGACGTATAAAATCACTTGGCAGGATATTGAGCCGTCAGCGTTTTAATGTGTTTTGAGTGGTCTAGCCTGTACAGCGAAAACTAGCCCCATCTAGCGGCCACTTAATTTAATATGGGTTTTATCTTTGGGAGATAAAGAAATGGCAAGACGTGAAAATTACTTTACCGTGTCGGATGAAAAAAGCCGCGACTATAAAAAGACATTTAAGATTGTCGAAATGTCGGCATGGGACGCAGAAGATTGGGCGTTGCGCGTGTTGTTGGCATTAGTCAAGGCGGGGGCAGAATTGCCGCCAGAATTAAGCGAAAGAATCAACAATAAAGAAGTGGGTATTTCTGATATTGCGATGTTGGGCTTGGGCGCATTGAAAGGATTACAATATCAAGATGCAAAGCCATTGCTTGACGACATGATGAATTGCGTCATGGTTTGTGTCCCTAATGTGCCTATTCCACGCGATTTAACCCAAGACGATGTTGAAGAAGTCAGCACTATTGCCGAATTGCGTAAGCGCGTAATGAGTCTACACCTAAATTTTTCACAGGCCGCAGATACCCAAAATACGGCTATATAGAGCCGTCGAACGTGCATCAAATCAGTTACGCAAACGTACCACGCGTGATTGGTTTGATAGTATCTAAGCGGTATGCAACAATGCACGAGTTAAAGACGGTTATCGGCATGGCAGAGGCTTACGACTTGCTAGAGGTTATCACTGTTGACTCTTACAACTCTTATTTAGCGAGCAAGAAATAATGGCAACGGTAATTGACGCGCTAATCATCACGTTAGGTTTTGATACTAAAGAGTTAAAGCAGGGTCAAGCCGAGTCCAACAAGGCCATTGATGACACCAAGAAAAAGACCAAAGAGCTAACCGACCAAGAAACAAAGCGCGATAAGGAAATCAAAAAACGCCACGAAGAAAACAAAAAGCGCACTAAAGAAACCTCTGACGGGTTCAAAACGCTGTCAAAAGATGCGCTTGCTTTTTTTGGTGTTGTCACAACATCAATGGGCATGGCTAAATTTATCGGTGACATCACAAACACTAACGCACAACTACAGCGCACCGCCACCAACTTAGGATCGACAACAGAGTCACTAAGCGCATGGGGCGGCGCAGTCGAGCGCATGGGCGGAAATTCTCAAGAAGCTATCAATACAATGCAAATGCTCAGTCAGTCAATGACTCAGGTATTGCTAACAGGCGATAGCCCTAACCTGCCTTTTTTGCGTCAATTAGGCGTGGATATGGTAGCCGCAAGAAAGGCCGCAGACCCACTAGCCGAAATTCTAAAACAAATGGCAGAAGGGACTCAGGCTAATATCGCTAAAGTTGGGCGTGAGAATGCCTTCAATATATTAGGCATGGCTGGTGTCGATTACGGCATGGCTAACATTATGATGGAGGGCAGAAAAGGACTAAACCTATTACTGCAAAAACAAAAAGAAATTGGCGTTGTCATTGGTGATAATGCAAGACGTTCTCAAGAATTAGCCATGCAATGGGTAGAATTGAGACAAAGAGGACGTTCACTAGGCTTGGATATTGAATCTGTCACAACCCCTGCTTTGACTAGAATGCTAAAAAGCTTAATGGATTTTAGCAAAGAAAACCCAAAAATTATTGCAGGTGTGGCCGCGATTGCTGCCGTATTTCTTACAAAGTTTGCCCCTGTTCGCGCGTTGATGTTAGGCATTGGCGGATTGTTGGCCGTCGATGATTGGCAGACATGGAAAGATAAAGGCGAGTCAGTGATTGGCTCATTAGTTGAGAGTTTTAATGAATTATCTGCGTCTGCAAAAAATGCGTGGTATGCGTCACAAGGCGCGTTCGATGATAAATCAAAAGCCGAGGTAGACGAAAAAGTCAAAAAATGGTTAGCTGATAGGGCTAAAAAAGGATTAGCCGCTATGCAGTTTTTAACAGGGTCTGACAGCGAAAGTACGGTAAGTAAAGGCGGTGGTGATGTTGGTGTCAAAAAAACAGGTAAACAACCTATTGAGAAAAAAGTACCAGCCGCCAAAATGAGTGACAAAGAGACAATACAATACCTCATGGACAGAAATTATACGCTGGAAGAAGCGGCTGGGATGCTCAA